AACCCAAGTGCTACGTAGAAGTAGTGTATCTTTTTTATTTCCTCGTTCATAGTTTCACTCTCTCCACTTTGTCGAACATCTGAATTATATCATCTAGGCTTGAAGCATAGGTAACATTCCCCAGAGTGTAAAGCATTTTATCGCCCTTTACACTGAATTTGATAGCGTTCTGGGCTTTGTTCAGCATTGTTGCTGCTGCCTGTAGTTTCGCGCTTTCCATGGTTTTATCTCCTAACATGCTGTCATCTCCACTAAATTTACACCAATTCGTTTTGTGTACGCTGTCATAGTCTCGACGGCTTCCTCCCACGTCTTCGCACCGTCCACAAAATAGCCGTCCTCGCCTCCCTCATCAGTCTCCCATACACAGACTGCATTACTATCCCATTTCCATATCCCGTAACAGTCTACAGATTGTCCGTTCCGTGTAATTGTTCTTTTCATATGTACAGCCTCCTATGCTGCTAGGTTAATTACTTTGATCATTTCTCGACCATGTGCCGGGTATGCTATCACAGTTACATCTTTATCCCAACATTTTCTACATGGTCCGCACTTACCGTCACGACTGTACGCTTCGCACACTGTCATTTCTGCAGTGGCTTGCTCTGGTGTAGGGATAATTGTAGACGTGTTAGCTCCCGGAATAGTCTCTCCAATGACGCTATCAGAAGATAGTCTGACGACAACATTAGGCAGATTATTCATCTCCTGAATCACTGGGGCAAACTTAGCAAACTTGTGCATCCTAGTGGGTAGCCAGTGACGGACCCATGGCGTACGCTTCATTACTTCCAGCATTTTACGTGCTAGCTTTATGTGATACATGTCACCAGAGTCAAACCAACGGAAGTATCTATCGTTGTCCAGCTCTGCAACCATATCGTCAACCCAGCTGTCACGCTGCCAATCCTCTTTGTTGTGTTCTCTGGGCTTCTTTACATTAGGGAACCTGTAGTTACCCGTAGTGGCATAACAGCCCTTGCAAGCGTCCACAAGCTCCCCATCGGAGCCTATGGACGCTGGGCAAGTGTCGATTGCCTGTAGTGACCATGAACGACACGGCATTTTACCCGCTTTAGATAGTTTGATCATTTTATGCCCCCGTTTCAGTGTTTACAGAAAAGCCAGCTGATATAGCATGATGGTAATGTTTACGAATAAACTTGTCAAATCCCTCTGGGTCATTCATCCAGAGATCATATTCCTTTTTAGTCTCTGGGTAATAGTGATTGAGAGTTAGCTTTCTGCCTATCACTCTATCAATAAGATTCTCCGATCTATTAATGATACTGTAAAAACCTAGGACTAGATCCATATGATGCTCTGAGTATAGATCCCTAGCAGCTATCCCCGCTTCCCTACGTATCCACTGTAATGTCCCTAGCTTATCAATTTTATCATCCATAATAATATCCATAAGTCTTAGGTTTAAGTCTGTCAGTGTGTTCACTGCTACTTTTGTTTTTGTCATTTTAGTATCTCCGTTGAACATGGGTATTATAATACGGATAAAAAACATTAATACAATATTGACATTTAGCTGTGTATACTGTAGGGAAACCTAAGGGCTGCCACAGGCTCACACTTTTGTCAACTATTGACACACAAGTTTCCATGTGGTAGTCCGCGGCCCTTAGCATACTTTAGTGTCCGTGTCAAGTTGACAACTCTGGTCAACTATGGTAGGCCTGAGGATCCCCTAGCATAATTATGTGTGCTTGTCAAGTTGACAACTTGGGTAAACTGTGGTAGGCCTGAGGATCCCCTAGCATAATTTAGTTGCAATGTCAAGTTGACAAAAGGACCGGGGTATGCTAGAGGGTACCGGGGGAGGGCTAGCGGTAGCTGTGTTGTTGTGGCATGAGTACACATACAAAATAGGGTAAAATTAGGAATAAATGCAGCCTCTAGTATTCCTTAGATTCCTCAAGTAAATCAAAGTCTTACAAAAACCCTACAAAACTAACAATTAACACTACAAAAGGGTTGACATTTGCTTAAAAATATGCTATACTAAAAAAGTATTCTTTAGGGGTTAAAGGTAAATACAAAATGGAAATAAAACGGAAGAGAGGTAGACCTAGAAAATCTGACATAGCAGAAAAAACCACAGGTAACAGAAGATCCGTTGGCAGACCTAAGGGTGATGCTAGTATCATAAACGAATACAAAGCTAGAATGTTAGCTTCCCCTAAATCTAAAAAAGTATTAGATAGTATATTCAATGCAGCTTTAGATGATGACCATAAGAATCAAGCAGCAGCATGGAAGCTCGTAATGGATAGAATGCTTCCACTTAGTTATTTTGAAAAGGAAGCCACAGGTGGCCGTCAGTCAGTACAGATCACTATATCAGGAGTTAATGGCGTTAATACCACCATCGGCCCACAGGATACTAACGACTCCACCATGCCAGCTATTGAAGGAGAATACACCGAAAGTGACGTATAAGTATTTTAAAGTAGAGGACTTTGCTTGTTCTGAGACAGGTGAGAATGAAATACAGGATGGTTTTGTAAAAAGGCTAGATGAGCTTAGAGAAGCCTGTGGTTTCCCTTTCATAGTCACAAGTGGCTACAGATCACCTAATCACCCCATAGAAGCCAAGAAGTCTAGTCCGGGTGCTCATGCACAGGGCATAGCAGCTGACATAGCTGTCAATGGTGGTGCACAGCGTAGAAAGGTTGTGCATTCAGCGATCATACTAGGATTCAAAGGAATAGGTGTAGCTAAGTCTTTTGTTCATGTGGACACTAGAGAAGGCACACCAGTTATGTGGACATACTAGATGACTGATCTTAATATACAACTGTTGCCGTGGCAGCAGGAAGTATGGAATGATAAGACTAGGTTTAAGATAGTTGCAGCTGGTAGACGTACAGGTAAATCGAGACTTGCAGCATGGATGTTGATAGTCAACGCTTTAGAGTCGGAACGAGGACACGTCTTCTACGTTGCGCCCACACAGGGACAAGCAAGAGACATTATGTGGCAGACACTTTTAGAGCTAGGCCACCCTGTGATAACGAGCAGCCACATAAACAACTTACAAATAAAACTAATCAACGGGGCCACCATATCTCTAAAAGGGTCTGATAGACCTGAAACAATGAGGGGTGTGTCGTTGAAGTTTTTGGTGATGGACGAGTACGCAGACATGAAGCCTGAGGTATTCGAGCAGATCCTTAGGCCAGCACTAGCTGACCAAAAGGGTACAGCGTTGTTCATTGGTACACCTATGGGTAGAAACCACTTCTACGAGTTGTACAAGTATGCGGAGCTAGACGATGATCCTACTTATAAATCATGGCACTTTACTAGCTATGACAATCCTCTGTTAGACCCTGAAGAGATAGACGTAGCTAAGAAGTCAATGTCGAGCTACGCTTTCCGACAGGAGTTCATGGCCTCCTTTGAAGCCAGAGGGTCAGAGATGTTCAAAGAGGAGTGGGTGCAGTTCACTGAGTCTCCTGAGGACGGTGACTACTATGTATCCATTGACTTAGCTGGCTTTGAGGAAGTAAACAAAAAGAAAACTAAAAACTCTAAACTTGACGAAACGGCAATAGCGGTAGTCAAAGTATGCCAATCAGGACAGTGGCACGTAGAGAATATAATACATGGCAGGTGGGAGCTAGCTGAGACTGCCAGAAAGATCTTTGAGGTTGTGCGTGACTACAGGCCCATAGCTACCGGGATAGAGAAAGGTATCGCTAGACAGGCTGTAGTGTCTCCTTTGACTGACTTAATGAAACGCTATGGGATGTTCTTCAGGATAGACGAGCTAACCCATGGTAACAAAAAGAAAACAGACCGTGTGATGTGGGCATTGCAGGGTAGGTTTGAAAATGGTTTCATAACTTTAAACAAGGGTAACTGGAACAGTAGATTCCTAGATCAGTTATTTCAGTTTCCTGATCCACTGACCCACGATGACTTGGTGGATGCCCTAGCCTACACAGACCAGCTAGCTAAGGTAGCTTACAGTTATGACTTTGAAGTGGATGACCATGAAGTTTTGGATGCAGTAACAGGATACTAA